CTGGATGAATAGTGAAGTTTAAATCCAAATCTCTATACGTTCTTTCTGTTTGGATTGTTGGTATATTTGATGTTATTGTAGTTGCCATCTTTTATTTATTCAGTCTCCAATGAATACCGTACCCGAACCAGTCTGAATTGTTCCAGTGTCGGGTCCATTTGTTTCAGTGTCATTATCTCTTGTGGTATCACCGATTCTGGCGGCTCCATTGTTGCCATCATTGAGATTGATTGTTTTACCATTTATTCTTATATCACCAGTAACGTTTAAATCGTAGTCTCCATCAACATATATTTTTACATCACCTTTGATGTAAACTTCTTCATCTCCAACTACAACAGTGTACTTGTTTCTTTGTATTCTCTCTGCTCTGTCACCTTCTGGACCCCATTCAATATAAGAACCTGAACGGTGATATACATGCACTCGTTCCGAACCTTTCGTGTCATCAAACTCTAGTGCATGACCTGATTCTGATTCATACACATTATTATATGGATACTTTGCGTTATAATATGAATTAGGTTCAACCTTACTTGCCTTCTTTGACTTCTTTGCTGCTACAATTTCTGATGGATAGTCAGAATCATTTCGTGCAAGTCTTGATGTTGTCGGTTCATCTAACTTACGTGGATAATTTGTTGCAGATTCATAAGGCTTCACTGGCGCAGCAGAAAGTTGCTCTGGGGTTCGGGCATCATTGAAGCCTTGTTGATTGTTTCCTTGATTTAATGGTATACCAGGAAGAACACCTAATATCACAGGTTCTTGTGCATTTTCACCATCAACGAAGAAACCAAATACCATATTACCTTCACGTGGTGGATATGGGTTATTATTGTTTGTTGGTAATGCTGATTGAGCCCAAGGCAATAAATCTGTAGGTAACAATTGCTTATTATCTGTATGCCAACCAACACAACGAACTTTGCAACGACCTAGTTTCAAAGGGTCGTTAATCATCTCAACAACACCCACCCACCAGATGAAGCCGTTTCGACCAGCAAAATCTTTATAGTCAGTAGCTTCCATAATTTTCTAAAGCCTTGTTTTGTTCTGGAGCACTTTGCGGTATGAAATCAATTTCATTTGAAGTTGTAGCAAGTTCTAGAACAGTCTCATGAATGTCAAACTTGATTATATGTCTTGTTGCAATAATTAAATACTTACCACTCAATGAACGATCCTCATTTTCTGAAGCAGTTTCTTTTTTAGAAAAATCGGGTACACGAACATTCAAATTAAAACCAGAGGTCAATTGAAAATTGCCAGGCATTATCAACTTAATTTTTTTATTCATCAAGTTTGAAAATATTGCTTTTCGTGTAAAAACAAAATCTTCCGTAGCTTCGATTTTTGATATTGATGTTGGGTCGTATTTTTTAATGTAATTACTATTCTTTTTATTTGCACCAAAAATGCTCAAAGATTTTCTCGAATCAAACGCTTCTGTTGATTGCATACCACCTCGGTTTTTCATCTCTGAAAAGTTGGCAGTATCATTACCATGAGTCATGGCTTTATAGTGGTCATCAAAGCCGATTCTTTTATTTTGTATTGTTCTGGTGATAGGGTCAAAACCAATAAACGTTCCTGCTGCAACACCATCTTTTGTTGTTTTAAGTTTATCAGACTGATTTACAACTTCAAAATGTTTTGGACTCAGAAGCTCTTGCGCTACATTTGTTTCTTCAATATTTTTGACTGGAAACTTTATTTTAAAAAGGTAATCAGCAGATAACAAAGAAGAAAGAGAAACAAAGTTATAACCTAAATTGTTTTCAAAGAAAACATAGTTGGGCGACCTTTTCTGGTCAATAGAACGTTTAGCACACCATTCAATTGCATCCAAAGGTTTTAGATTCGGTATTACAATATCACGAACACCTGTTGTTGGTTCAAATATACCTTTAAGTTTTTGTTCAGGTACTTTAAGATAATTTGTCAGAATTTTCTTAACAGTTTCACCATAAGTATTTTGATATGACTGATTTATTCTTAACTGTTCTGAAAGCATAAACTCATCAGAAACAAATTCTAGGGTATAAATTTCGGAGTTTTGTTGGAGTGTGGCACGATTTGATTGGCGGTAAATTCTAAACGCTTTTTTTAATCGAAAAGAATCTGAGTCAGTATCTTTGCCTATGTTTACCAACAGAACTTCTGAACCATCAAACAATAGTTTAGCTGAAAGACCAATTGAATCTACAATGACAACTGCACCAGAAATAACAGGCGATAACAAAGAATCAAATATGTTGATTTCTTGAAAAAGTTTAGTTATATCAAGTTTACCGTTTTTTGTAACAATCGCAAGCTCATTAATACTAAACTTCGATGGTGTTTCAGGGAGACTAACACTCATTATTATTCTCTAGAATTTATAACACGTTTAAATTCATCCATCAATCCAGCTTGTGTGGCAAATTCAGAACGTAATATTTTTATTGTACGCTTAGATTCATTGACAGCAATTTCATAATCATAATAAGTTTCAGTTTCTTTTGAAATTGTTTGAGTTATCTGAGTGCCGCTATTCAAGGTGTAAGTGGTAGAAGTTTGAATTACATTTGCATAAGCAGAAGAATCAATTTCAATCTTTTCTTTTATGGTGTCTCTATTAGGATTATTAGTAACACGTGTAACTGTTTTATAGTATGATTTTATATTTGCTTGTGACCAAACAATCCCCGTTTGTGGAGTTGTATTTGCTGCTCCATTTGCAGAATACTTATTGTTTATATAAGTTATTACGGTTCTTTGGTCAAGCGGCCAGTCGTATTGTGTATCAATAATATCATTAAACAATAAAACTATCCAATGCTTCTCAGGTGAGCCATAATATTTGTTTGCAATCATTTCCGGTGTATCACCATCTTGTATATCATATGGATAATAAATGTTTGTATTATCTTTTAATTCTTTTTCAAAACCAAAACGTGCAATAATATTACTGACTATATCAGCAGCATTTCTTTCGTCGGAAAGGCTGTATAGTGTTTTAGGAAAATAGTTAAAATACTTTGACATTTTTTATTTTTTGAATGCTTGATAGACATCAATCGCTTTATTGCCAATCGATTCTGTACCTTTATAACCACCTTGACCACGTACCATACTTTTCTTCGTAAGAATAACAGTTTCTTTGAACTCCAGTGTCAATTGAATAGCGGTTGGCATACCAGTTCTACCCAAACGTGGGTCATTTTCACCAAACATCTCATAGGCAGACCAGCCGTTTGGTGCATAGTTCACAGAAATATTTTGTAGTACGCAACGACCAATAGCAGGCAAGTTAGGATTAGGACGACCGCCATAATAAAAACTTAATTCAAATTCTGAAGGAGGTATCAAAAGAAGTCCAGCAGAACCACCATCTAGTTCCGGTGCTTGATGAAATCTCAATCTTTCTAAAATGTTCTGAACTTCTAAAGCCTCTTTTTCGTCACGTGGATAAAACATAAACTCAAATGTAAACTGTCTAAACGCAGGTGAAGAATAGAGCAGCTCAAGCATAGGGTTATTGACACCACCTAATGTTAAGAAAGCAGCCGCTTTTGCTGAACTTTGGCCTACGACATTACCTAACTTTTCAAATCCTTTTTGTATTGCTGCTGTTGCCACTGGACCTTTTAGACCTTCAATACCAGCAGACTTTGCATCAGCACCACTCTCAAGTGCTTGTAAAATGGATTGACCAGCTTTGGCAACTTTACCACCCAATTCATTACCAAGTGCAGCATCTTCATATGATTGTTGAAAAGTATATTGAAGCGTGTCGGGCATGTAAAGCACAACTGTATCATTTGTGAGTTCAGTAGTTCTAATTAAAGATTCATTTTCAATGCTCTGAACACTGTTAATGTAAGTATCTTGGTCAACATAAACTTGTGCTTGTTGCTTTTGTGGACCACCAAAATTAGTTGCTATGCTTTTACCAAACAAGGTTTTACCGCTTGTAAAATTGTTTACAGCATTGTCTATCGCACTGTTAATTTTTTGAGAGAATGACGGGCTTCTACTAATCTGTTCTTCTGGTTGAAATCTTGCAATTTGGTTTAAACTATTTTGCTGAACTCCGGTGTACTGTGAGTTTTTTTGCTTGAAGATATTGATGACCATGTAATGCGCTTTGTCATAGTTTCCAATATCTAACGGATATCTAAATGTGTTAGTCCTATTTCCCTCAAACAAAGGAGCCAATGGTCCTCTTCTTTGATCCTCTTGTGAAATGGTGATGTCTGAGAGTCCGAAAAATGCCATAAGATGATTCCTGTTAGTTGACTAGATAGTATTTATGCCAAACAAAGGAAGATTTAGACCGAAAAACCCGCAGAAATACAAAGGTGATGCTACCAATATCATCTACAGGTCTACGTGGGAAATAAAGGTAATGAGATATTTAGATGAGAATCCGAACATCATTTGGTGGGGTTCGGAAGAGTTACCTATACCTTATTACAGTCCAATTGACAAAAGAAAGCATCGTTACTTTCCAGACTTCATTGCCAAAATTCGTAAAAATGATGGTAAAGTGATGACTTATATTATTGAAGTCAAACCAGAAAAGCAGACAAAGCCTCCCACACAGAAACGCAAAACAAAGACTTTTATTCAAGAAGCCATGACATATGAAGTCAACAAAGCCAAGTGGCACGCTGCCGAAGAGTTCTGCAAAGACCACGGCTGGCAGTTTCTTGTTCTGACAGAGAAACATCTAGGCATCTAAGATAAATACTCGATGGCTAAGAAATTAATAGACAGAGTTAAAGAGTCGCTGGCAAAGTCTGGTTATGAACCACGCACACGTGAAGCTCGTAAATGGCTAAGAACAAAGATACCAAGTCTTAGACCAACAAAGGGTGAACTGATGCGTGACCGCATGAGACTCCGAGACAAGTCTTTTATTGGCCGTATGTATTTTTATTATTATGATCCTAAGACAAAGGACACGCTGCCATATTACGACAAGTTCCCATTGGTCATACCAATAGAACGATACTCAGACGGTTTTCTAGGGTTAAATTTACATTACATACACCCAAAGCAGCGTATAGTCCTATTAGATAAACTTAGTGTCATATTAAACAATCATGATTATGATGAGACAACAAGGCTAAGAATCAGTTATGATTTTCTTGCAAGAGCAACGAAAGTTTTCTTTCAAGCAAAGCCTTGCATAAAACGATATTTGTTTAGCCACATACAATCTCGTTTTTTGGAAATTACAGCAGATGAGTGGGATATCGCCGTCATGTTACCAGTAGAGTCATTTGCTAAAGCAAGCGCAAGTAAAGTCTGGTCAGAATCAGAGGATAAATTTTAATGTCGTTTTCACCTAATCTATTTTTATCACACATCAGAAGCAAAGATGGCTTGGCTCGTCCTTGCCGCTTTGAAGTTATCTTACCTATTCCTGCATACATTGGACAAGCAATAGGTAATTCATTTCTAGAAAAAGTTTTGAATTTTCCAAACTCTATTTTTTCGGATGTGTCTGATGCTATCAATTCTTCATTAGGATTTCAAAACGAAGGTACAAGAAGTTCAAACCCAACCATTTCAAGATATCTTGCGCTTCAATGTGAAACTGCTGAATTACCAGGTAGAACATTAGAAACAGCAGATGCTAGAATTTATGGTCCTTCTTTTAAAGTACCATATCGTATGCAGTACACAGATACAAATTTAACTTTTCTGTGTACAAATGATTTCTATGAGCGTAAATTGTTTGAACGTTGGATGGATGCCATCATTCCACCAGACACAAACAATGTAAGATATCCAAAAAGTAATGCAACACGTTATCTAACAAATATTCGCATTGTACAATATGATGATGTTGTTCGCCAAATTTATGCAGTCGAATTGATTGATGCTTTTCCCGTTGGCATAGCACCTCAACCACTTACTTGGTCTGATGAAGGCTTTCATCGATTATCTGTTTCATTTGCATATCAACGTTACCGTACTATCTTTGAAGGTCAATATGATATTGGACAAACATTGACTTCACTTGGAGGCGCAGCAGCCGCAAGAATATTTTCATTTTAATTGAGAGGAAATTATGTTACCAAAACTTGACGTACCAATTTATAATATTAAATTGATTTCGACAGGACAAGAAATTCGCATTCGACCATTTCTTGTAAAAGAACAAAAGCTGTTTCTAATGGCAGCAGAATCGGAAGATGCCAAAGAAACAATCGGCACAATTCGTAGAGTGTTAAAAAACTGTGTGTTGGATGATATCGATATTGATTCTTTGCCCACATTTGACCTTGAATACCTGTTTATGAATCTTCGTGCAAGGTCGGTAGAAGAAGTTGTTGATTTAAAATACAAGTGCAACAACGTAATAAAAAACGACAAAGGTGAAGATACAACTTGCAATGGTTCGGTTGATTTCAAACTTAACTTGCTTGAGATTGAACCAACACTTCATCCAGAACACACAAACAAATTCATGTTGAATGATAAAATTGGTATCTGTTTAAAGTATCCAACTTTTGAAATGATTCAAAAATATGAGGACATGAATGAAAACGAAATTCTAGTAAATGTTCTGATTGACTGTATTGACTATCTGTATGATGATGAACAAGTATACCATGCCAAAGATTCAACGCACGAAGAAATGGTTGAGTTTGTGGATTCAATGTCACAGAAAGATTTGGAAAAGATTAAGTTATTCTTCGACACAATGCCTGAATTGAAAAAAGACGTACACTTTAAATGCGGTAAATGTAGTTATGAGGAAGATATTGAGATTAGGGGACTACAAAATTTTTTCGCCTAATTTTTCGTTATGATACACTGAGTAATTATTATCAGACAAACTTTGCTTTGATGCAGCACCACAAGTATAGTTTGACCGAACTTGAAGAAATGCTACCTTGGGAAAGAAACATTTATTTGGGTCTTTTGATTCAGTATTTGGAAGAAGAAAAAGAACGTATTAACGCACAAAAACAAAAACGATAAATGGCAAAGAAAAGTTTGGAAAATTTAGCCAAAGAACTTGGCTACAAAGACTTCAATTCAATGAAAGAATCCGTTGGTGGCTCATACACCGGTGGATTTCTCTCTTCTTTGTTTAAGAAGAAAAAAGCAAAACCAACAGCACCAACAAAAGATGTTCCCACATCAGAAGAGCCAACAGAAGCTAGAGAAACTAGTGTCTTTGAAAAGGCTCTTCCTTTTCTTGACATCATAGCAAAAAATTCAATTTCTCTTCCCGGCATGGCACGTGATGTAAATGTGCTTCGTCAAAACATTGCCAAACTTGTTAAGATTAAGGGTGAATCGGCAGCAACAAAAGCAGACAAGTTCTTCAAAACAGAAGAACAACGTGAAGCTGAAATGGAATCGGCAAGAGCAAAAAGCAAAATACCAACAGTAGAAACTAAAGGTGGTAAAGAGCCTGCACCAAAAGAAAGTGGTGGAATGTTTGGTGGTTTACTTGATATGCTCAACCCTGTAAAACTAATTGGTGGTTTAATTACAGGAATTGTTGGCGCATTCGGTGCATTCTTTAGTGGTGGTTCAATACTTGCCTTGTTAGCCAAATTGTTTGTGCCAGCAATGATTATTGGTGGGCTTATCAATGGCATTCTTGACGGCATAAAAATATGGAAAGAAGGCGGTAGCATTGTTGATACACTTGTTTCAGCACTCGGTGGTTTTCTCAAGTTCATCACATTTGGTTTGTTTGGTGAAAAAGAACTTCGTGAAGGAATGGATTCTGCAATCAAATTCATTCTACCATTCATCATCGATATGACAGAAGTGTTTGATAAATTTGTTACATGGATTAAAAACAATGTAGGTTTTCCTGGTTATACAATACCTCTTTCAAAAGCAAATGATTTAATTCCAGAATTTTTACAAAAAAAAGGAGTTAAATTAGAAGATTTTAAGATACCTGCATATTATCCGTTCAAAAAAGATACTGGCAGTACAAAAGCAGAATCATACACATCTTCAGCGACAACATCTCTAAAACAAACTCAAGCCAAACTTGATTCTGGTGAAGGTGTATTCTATGATGGAGATGCAAGAAAAAGATTAGAAGAAAAACCAAAAGAAGAAAAACAAAAAGCATCACAAGACAAATTAGGTGAAGCAGTAAAAAGCACATCACCAACTCCTGATCCATATAGTCCTGTAAACGCTGAGAAGAGTCGAGATGCTGCTAAAGGATTTCTAAGCACTAAAGCAGGTGTGACAGTTGACCCATCTTCATCAACTGGCTATACAGACCAAGCATCAGGTAAACCAATAACAGAAGAAGAAGTTCGTCGTAAAATTATTGCTGTTGGTGGTGAGCCTACAAAAATTTTACAAATAGCAAAAGGTGAAAAAGGAGCAACAGCGGTAGCAGGTAGTGGCTACACAAGCGGTGGTGTTTCGGCAGCTCCCGCCGCTGGTGGTGAAATCACCGCATCACCATCCACTCCTGCTGTTGGTGGTGCAGCACCATCTTCTCCTATGCCAACTCCAGCAATGACTGCACCATCCGGTTCTAGTTTATCTTCAGCATCATCAGAAGTCGCCGAAGGTCAACGAATGGATGCGGCAGCGGATGCCGGCACAACATTTAATGCACCAATAGTTAATAATACAACTGGACAAAAAGCACCATCAACACAAGGTGTTGCAGATGTTTACAACACAAGTTTTATTCGAAACTATTTGACAGCATAAAATGTTATCAGAAATTCTAGGTCTGTCGGTAAAGAAAAAGGTTCTAAACAAAGTCTCTACCGAAAGAACATCTCCCACGGTAAAAAAGTTATCTAAAACGGCCTTAAACTTTATGGCTGTCACACGTGCGGCTAAAGACCTAAACATCATCCGTCAAAACATAATCAAGCTCGTTGAAATTTACGGTGGCAAAGCCTCTGAAAAAGAGGACATGCATTTTCTAAAAGATGATGAACGAACAAGAAAATTCAAAGTTCTTCAAGATGAATTTATAAAATCTGAAACAGAAGATGCTGACGAATCTAAAAATAGTAAATTCAAGAAACTCAAAAAGATTGCCAAAGACTATGCAAAGCAGGCAAAGAAAAAACTGTTGGAATTGTCTGAGAAATTTAAAAAATTTGGTAAACAACTTTTAGGTAAACTAAAAGATTTTGCTAAGAAAGCATTCAAATATTTTGAAGAGGCTTTTGAGAAGTATTTGCGTCCTACAATGGACAAATTGAAAGCCAAAGTTGAAAAAAAGATGAAAAAAGCGGCAGGAAAATCTGCCATTAAAATTGCAGCAAGAGGTCTTGCAGTTGCAACGGGACCTGTTGGTTGGATTGCTCTTATCATTTTGACTTTATGGGATGGTATTACAGATGCATGGGAAACATGGCAATCTACAGGTAGTGTTTACGAAACAATCAAAGCAGGCATAGCAGGCTTAGTTGACTCTCTGACTTTTGGTTTATTTGATAAAGACACTGCTAAAAAAGTAATTGATGGTACCGTAGATTTCATAAAAAACATTCCTGAAAAAATATCAAACTTCATTAATGATTCTTCAGATTCAATTTTTACTTTTGTAAATGAGAAGATAGACAAGTTACTGGAGTTGAACCCACTTAAAGAAAAACCTTTAAGTGAAAAAGAACTTGCGGCTATCATTGAACAACAAAAAGCAGCACAAGCGGCTGCTGAAGCAGAAGCAAAAAGGCAACAACAAGTTGCCGAAAATTTGGCTAAAGCACAAGAACTCATAAGACAAAAAACAATAGAACGTGACAATCTGATAGAAGAAATTGCTATTCTTGAAGAAGAAGCGACAGGTCAACCATCAGACCAAACTAAACGTTTACAAGAAAAGAAAAAGGAATTAAAAACATCTGAACAAGCGTTATCAGATGCACTGAAACGTGAACAGCAAGCAAAGAAAGAAGCATACGCACCAAAACCAGTAACACCAGGTGGTGTACCACCAGCTGCACCAACAAAAGTATCTGGTCGTGATGCACTTGTAAAAGTTATAGTTACAGAATTAGACGCTGCTGGTATTACGAACAAATTTGCAAAGATTGCCATTCTTGCTAACATTCAAAAAGAAACTGGATTCAAAAATTTTGAAGAAAATATTCTTGCATACAAAAACACAGCGAACGATAGAATTCGCCAAATCTTTACAACTAGAGTTAAGAACTACTCTGATGCCCAGCTACATGAAATAAAAAAAGACCCATATAAGTTTGCTGAAGTCATTTATGGTAAAGATACAGCAATTGGTAAAGGCATGGGTAACACCGAAGAGGGTGATGGTTTCAAATACATCGGACGTGGTTTTATACAATTAACTGGTAAAAATAATTATAAGATGTATGGCAAACTTGCTGGTGTTGATTTGCTCAGTAATCCAACACAATTGCTTGACCCGTCAGTTGCTTCTAAAGTTACAGCACAATTCATGCTGAAGTCTTTGGGTGGAAAACTAAATTCATTTACTTCACAGTCTGAAGCTAATCGTGCAGTAACACAAGCTATTGGTGGTAAATCTCTAGACTTAAACAAAGGTATCGGTGCCGAAATATTGGCCAAAGTCAATAAGTATTCAGAAGATTTTAGTGGTGTTGATATTGCATCAACAAGCAAAGAAGTATCACAAGGTCAAAGAGAACAATTAAAGCCAACTGGTGCTGATGTTATCAATGTATCTCAAACAAACAATACAAAAATGACCGACACCAAAACAGCATACAATCA